CCGAAATATGATTTATGAATTTGAACGTGTATTCCGAAATTGTAGGCAGGCAGGTTCTATTGATCAAGCAACTTTTACGCGTTATTTTGATGAAATAACGATTACTATTCGGTTTATGAATCATCTTCAAATTGTGGAAATTCGCGAGTTCGATTATGAAGCGAAAAATCGCGATTTGCGTATCAAATATTTGATAAACGAAATTAGTAAAGATGAAATGAAAAAGCTGCTTCAACAAGCCGAGAAAAAGCATAATAAATTAGTAGAAGTCAATAATATTTATAGGATGGTGCTTACAGCTGTTGGTGATATTTTGAACAGATTTCTTCGTTATTTGAGAAGTATTCCTGTGAAAGTTTCGGTGGAAATACTAGATGAACTAGGAAATCTCAAAGAATATGCGAACGAATGTTTGATGGATATCAAACATACATATGCTTCAAGTTCAATGCGATTATTTGGAGAGAAATTTATTTTGAAAATTTGAATGAAATTAAATATATTATATTTTATATTTTTTTCGTTTTTCGATTTCTCTTTTTATTTTTTTTGCTTCCACCATATTCAAATGCAAATCTGCTACTATTTGAATGAAAATAATCATTAAATGATATTTCTCTCAATTTTGGTTTTTCCATTTGTAATAATTCTTCTTCAGATAATGTGATTGTTTCTATTTTATCTGAATTTTCAGATATGTATTTTTGTATATCAAATACTTTTTGGTCAGATAATTGTTTTACTTGAGTTCTATACAAATTCCGAGTTTCATAATTTTTATCACTTTTTTCTATTAAACTTGCTTGAAAAGAATTACCAAATCTACGTAGGTGTTCATTCTTTGTAATTATATAAGGTGCCGAATGTTTATTAGAATCATTTTTAATACACAAAACTGTTCCTTTTTTTGCTCTAAATCTTACTTCCATATCAGTTCCAATTGTCGTTGATACTGAATTATTCAAATAATGAATTATTGTATAATTTGTTATTCTACTATTAATACCATTAAGTTCTGAATCAAACATCATACTAAAAAATTTTTTATTTGGACTATCTAAATAATTTACCGGTAATTTATCAACATGAAATCTTTCAAATCTGTATGCAGATGAATTTGGTGCATCCATAGTAATCAATAAATAATGTTGGTCTGATAAAATATTAAATCGGGTTAATTGTTCTATAATATAATTGATCTTATGCATTCTTAATTCAGTATTTGCATTATCAATTGTTTTTTTGAAAAATGTAAATGACATTGAATCAAAATCAATAAAAACAAGATCTTCTCTATTATTTACACCATCATTTTCTAAATATACAGTATTATCATCTGTTTTATTTAAACCAAATAATGTTTTTGTATTTGAATTATCTTTTACTATGAATCCTTCTCTAAATTCATTTACTCTTTTTACAAATTTTTTAACTGTACTTTTAATTCTATTCCATTTTCCAATTTCATTTGATAAACGTAATGATTCTGACATATATATACAATTATTTTTATTTTTTTTCCGCAATTTCGTCATATATTTGCAATGTACGCGCACTTGCATCAGTTGCCCCTTCTACAAATCGCGGCATCCACATATATGGCACTAAGCCCCCTAATTCTGCATAATGTCTCTCAAAAATGGCGCGATAATAATGTTGTTCCGCAGTTTTCGGTGGATTGTGCAAATACCTAACACTTGTATCTATACACGCCAATTTCTCGACCTCTACGTATTCTTGAATAATTTGATACAATGACCTTGAATTCATGCTAACACCATCACTAAATGCCTCTTTAGTTCGCCAAAGTATTTCTTCGGGCAAAATCGCATTTCCTTCCCAATTTTTATATTGTGAAAACGCCGACCTCAACAAATATTTCTCGCATTTTTTTGTCAATGTATGACAACGCACGGATGCATGAATAGACAAATACGTCTGCACCCATCCCCTGTCCAAAAATGGCGTTCTCGGTTCTAGACCATGCGTCGAAATACATTTATCCGATCGCAACACGTCAAACATGTGGATATCGCGCAAAAGACGTCTACATTCCAGGTCAAATTCGATTTCATTCGGCGATTTATGGAAATACAGATAACCACCTGTTAGTTCATCCGAACCATCGCCATTGAAAATCACTTTCGCCAAACTATGTTCTCTTATATATTTTCCCAACAGATAATTTCCAATGCTGGCTCTCACCGTCGTCGTATCATACGACTCAATCGCATATATCACTTCGGGAATCGCTGCAGTGAAATCTTGTTCTGTTAGCAAAATCTCAGTATGTTTCGTTCCAAGATAATCGGCTACAATTCTGGCATAATGTAGATCGACTGATCCTTCTAATCCAATACTATAGGTTTCTAATTGCGGCAACGCATTTTTCTTATGATAATCATTGACAAGTGCAGTAATAAGACTGCTGTCTAGACCGCCAGATAATAAGCATGCAATCGGGCGTTCGGTTGTTACACAGCGCTTTTCCACTGCATTCACGAGTGCTTCTGTTATATTTTTATTTATAATAGATTCTGTAGGCAATGTGCTAACAGAATAAATTACTGATGGTATGTGATATCGTTGATCAGTTTTCGCCAATTTCCATTGAGAATTCACTAGAAAAGGCATTTCAAATGTGGCATATGTTCCGGGCGTAAAATGCGCGATTGATGTGGATTTATTGACGAGACGTAAATTAGCGAGACATTTGATTTCGCTTGCAAAACCTATTCTTTTAGAATCTTGCATTATATAAAGTGGTCTAATGCCAAATGGGTCACGCGCAGCATATAATTTCGCGGAATCCTCGTATATATTGTAATCTATTAAAATGAAAGCGAAGACGCCGTCCAACAGTTGCAATGTTTGTTCAATACCGAAACGGCGATATAAATGCAGGATGACTTCGCAGTCTGATTGCGTCTTCGGTTCAATGCCTAATATTTTATATAGTTCCTTGTAATTATATATTTCGCCGTTGCAAATAAGAGTCAAATTATCTTGTTGGAATGGTTGATCGGATTCTGGATTGAGTCCATTGATTGCGAGGCGATGAAAACCGATTATGACGTTTTTTCCGACTTCTGTCAATGTATGTGATTCTGGTCCACGCCCTTCGCCTTTTTTGAATTCCTTCTTTATTTTATTCATATCATCATCACTATCGCTATTCAAAAATGCAAAAATTCCGCACATATATATGCTTTGTTAATATAGAAATTGCGACTAAATTTCTATATTATTTATTGGATTCAAATTATATTTATATAAAAAGACTAACACGTTACTATATAGAAAAATGAGAATTGTAAAACAACTTTTGTCATTTTTATTCTTAGCACAATTACATAATTCTTTTATAATCGGTTATAATAGTTATAATAAAATAAATAAACTGAAAATGGGATGTGATTATTATATTGAACAAAATTTATGGATTCAATATAAGGATAAAAGTGTTAATTATATAAATTTATGTAGAGAACGTGGATATTATTATGATATTCATTATGAAGATTTTGATAATGGTTTACTGGAAAATTATCGAGATACTTCGGATTCATTGTGGGAAAAATTGAAAGAATATCATTTGCGACCTAAAACAGAGCCTGTTGTAATATATGCTAACAGTACATTTACAAATGTGGAATATTCGCATAAATATAGTGAAATGCTTCATTATAAAATATTAAATCATGATTGTAAAACATGGGATGATATAAATGAAATTGTCGTAGTTGAAGAAAGATTTGAACGTTATTGATATTTATTTTTATTTTTGGATTGTTTAATAATCACAATAAATATCCCAGCGCATTCTCTTGATCTTTATCCAACATTTCGCGAATATACTGTTGGACCGTTTCTTCCAATAATATCGGTTTTTTCTCATAAAGTGCATTGAATGTTCCCTTGTATTTTGGTACTTTGTCAAATTGCCCCGTTTTTCCATCGCGTCTTTTAAGCCGGAATTTTGCGCCGATTTTATTGAGTGTATTATCGTAATTATTCAATAAATCCTCGTATCTAACAAAATAATAGTGTTTGACTTTTCGTTTTACTTCATTGAGTAAATAATCATTTTTAGTTTTCCGCATTTCAAATATATTTTTATAACGTTCTTTTGTAATAATATTTCTGTCTTCCATTATTTCTTCGCCTTTTTTATCTCCTTGTTCATAAATACTATACCATTCATTATTCAAAAATGTGTCGATCGATTCCTTATTTTCTTGTGGAATATGATGTAATCTCTTGAATAAACTGTCTATCCATTCTATAGGTTCTCTTACAACACAAAAATAAATCATTGTATCTAATGAATCTTCCGGAAAATCATTGGAATCTTCATGACCGAAGAAATGCCGTGTATGTTGTGAATATTGAATATCAAAATTAAAAAGTAATGCATATTGTAAAAAATGTGTGCCACTATTGCGTTCTGCTAACATGGCAAATTTATTGATTTGGGGTTTTTTTTGCATTTTTATAAATAATAAAGTATTTTTATATCTTATTATTTTTGTTAATTATATAATTTTGTATATAAATAATTACAAAAATTCAGTAAAATAATGCGTAATATAATTTTGTTTTGAAATACAATTTCTTTCAATATTTATTTTATTGTAATAATAAAAAAAACTAACTACCTAACTACCTAACTACCTAACTACCTAACTACCTAACTACCTAACTATCTAACATCTAATCTAATAAACAGCCGGATCTACTGACCATACTAATATACCAACGCGTTTATCACGCTTGTCAACAAACATCATTACAATATTCTTTCCCGATTCCTTATCGGCTTTAGTTATGTCTTGAGAAACAGGATTTCCATCTCGTGCAGCCTTCACAACATCAGTAATCTTTCTCTTGTAAGATTCTTCTCCTTCCTGAGGCGATTTCGCATTGATAATTGTATCTGGGTTCTCAATTAGTACAAGTAATTTCATATATTTTTCTCGCATTTTATGATTTGCATCAATTTCAGATTTTAGAATCTGAATAACAGACTCTTTCACCTTCTGACGTCGGACTTGCATTGTTTTTTCAAGAGAATATAGATACTCATTCTCTGGTCCGAAAGACAAAATAACCGGAACGCGCTCTTGGGGCTTGGACTTTCTGACTCTCGGTGGCGCAATAACTGGATGTTCATTCGCTACTGCAACAAACTCGTCTGTCGATAGAGTATGCGTATCATTCTCAGTACCAGTGTAATATCTACGTGCCAGTTCGATAGCTAAATGCTCTTGGTTAGCAATCTTGGATGCCACGCGCTCTGTCATGTAAAGCTTCGGTGCAATATAAGAATCAAATTCGCGAAAATTGCCCAAGCATCGTGCAACCATCTGGTAAATCTCTTCGGCAGAACCAATATCCGGAATAATTCCATGAGTAAAGAGAAATTCAAAATTCTCATTCTTGCTAGCAAAAGTGATTCCGCGACTGATGCACATATTCCCAGTGACTGCGAATGGCGCACTATCGAGTTGGTAGTCGTAATACAGAGTTCGAATAGCTTCTGATAATTCGACGTCGTCAGATACAGCCGACATAACATTCACCGGCGGACACGTAGTATCAGAGAAGATGAGCTGTTTTCTATCACCATTCAAGATAAGAACGTTGAATCCGCGTCGGAGAAGTTCAGTGGCAATCTCGTCGTGACTTTTTCTGACAATCGCGCCCGGACAGAACCAGCGACTCCCTGCCGAGACAGTTACATTGTCTAGAACTGCGCACATCTGCTCGATCGCTGATTGGTTACCAATCGAATACTCATGTGAAACATCGCAATCGGAGAATCGCACATAGCACTCAGCATGAGTCGTGTCATAGACTCGCAGGTTACACTCCATTCCATTTTTGTGAAAATATCTGATGACAGGACTCATAGTCGCACTGATGAGAACGATTTTGTTTATCAAAGTATCAAACCCGATAATGGTTCGCAAATATTTCGTCCAGAGTCTCATGCATGCATCGGCTTCGTCGATCCAGATATTGATAGTTCGCCCTCCTAGACGCGCAATGTTCGCATGAAGTAATCGTATGAGAGAAATGACACGCGTCATGCGCTGTTTATTTGTGCAACAAATAACATTGTCAATATCTCCTGCGCGGATCATGAGATCAATCAGACGTTCGTCCATCTTCACACCGCCTCCCGAAATCCATGCAATCGTTCGATTCGATTGGGTTGTGTCATTCACGATTCCATTGAAATTGTCGGCTTCCGTTTCTCCGTCACTCAATTCAGACACATCTGAATCACTAGTAGATACAGTGGTTGCATCAACTACGCGCTTCATTGTCTGCTTTGTGAGAAGCTTGCTGTTCGAAGTGAAAACGATGTTAATATGCGTAGTATTACCTTCTAGACTGATGATGCTATCCCATCTTTTCATCAGTTCAGTCATCTTGCGCGTCTTTCCGCTTTGTGCGGGCAAATGCATAATTGTAATAATTTCTCTCATGGTTGTTGATTGTTGCTGATTGTTGTTGTTTGGATAATGTATTTTCTACATTTGACAAAAAAGTGCATCAATTTTTTTAGATACACCTTTTTACCGATAAATCGCCAATTTATTGGTAAAAAGATGTAAAGAATATTATTACAGAACAGAACTTCAAAGTATGTTTTATCATATGACACGATAAAACATATATGTTGGCACTAAAGATCTGAATTCGTCAATATTTCAATATGAGGTTTCACTGCATACTCCGATTTTGAATCAACCGTTGCCTTTTTAAGAATTTTCGCCAAAAACATACTCGACGCCAATATTTCTTCTGTTGACATAACTGCAAACCACTGATATTTGGTTCTCTTTAAAATTTCTTCTTGATCAATATAAATACCATAAGAATCTGGTGATAAATCAATCGGTCTCTCTTCAATCAAATCTTCAATCATAATTCGCTGTCTTTTTTTAAATGTTTTAATACCAATTAAATCTCCGTCTATCAAACTAAAATATCCTGTTTTGAAATATTCAAAAAGCCTTTTCTGTATTTCACCTGTAAATTCGATTTCATTGTAATAATGTTTTTCAGAAACAATCAATGCTTTCAAATCCTCAATCAATTCGTGCATTGAATCATTATTTTTTTCAGAACCTAAAAAATATAAATCAGGTACATATGCATTATGCGTATTAAATGAGGTTCTGTTAGTAGCCTCTGCAACAAATGCACGATTATCTAGAATACCATCGTTATAAAGTGGTTTTAAACTACGTGTGCATACAAATGAATTAGGAATAACCATACCTCCATATTTCTGCACCAACATCGCTAAACCAAGTTGTCTTATTAATGTTTTTACAGGTTCTCGTAGCTGTTTAAGAGAACCATATTCCCAATCAGGTAATAATTTTGCGAAACTTTCGTCATCTATAAGCATAATATGGAAATCGTCATTACAATGATGCATTACTGATTTTATTGTCAAATGCAAATAAGGTTGGTTCAAGTTGGTTGTATTACGTGACCCGAAACTTTCCCATTTACGTGCATTGACTTCATATTTACTATGTATCCACATCTTCGGTTTATTATTTCCATATAAAGGCGAATCATTCAGCAAATATTTTTGCACTAATTCATATTCTTTTTCAGGGTCATTACTCGCGTATTTGTTTTTAATTTGGTTTCCTACATATGCAGAAACTGCTAAAATTGTTAGAACTACTGCATAACGTAATATACTTTTTGAATCAAACATCTTAATATAAAGAATATATATTTTTTATATTATAATAAAAATAAAATAAAACAACTAATCGTATATATAATTATTATCAAAACATTGCTTTATTTTTTTCCATGCCTCTATTTTTTTCAAAGCTTCATTGTGCAATTCCTCGCTTTTTTTTTTAGAATAATCCGTATAAAATAAATTGTCTGATCTATATTTTAAAATCCGGTTCTCAAATAAATTATACGAATCTTGAATTGAAGCTTCTACTGTAAGACCTGTATACATTTCGTATATAATTGCGCGATTTATGTCATATGCTGACAGTAAATCTGCTTCCCTTGTTACATGATATGCAATTTGATATTTGCCTAATTCTGGAAATCCGTGTGTTTTTACATGTGAATAAGACATTGATGTAATGATTTTTTCAACTGTACCGATTTCTGTAGGCGTCATTCTATATTGTAAAAATTCATTGATATTGCGAACACCATCTGTTACATTTATGTATTTCTTGTCGCACATATCGTGCAAAATACATGACGTATAAATAATAGATTCAGTACCTTTTAACAGCGGATATTTATTAATACTGTTAGTATATATATCATGGGCATAATGCAAAACGTTCAAACTATGTCCTAACGCATGTGATTCGTCGATTTTCATTTTTGCCGATGTTAATTTGACATATTGAAGAAGCGCTGGTAAAAGTCTCATTTAATTAATTATGATATTATTTTTATATATTATATTTAAATAAATATAATATATAAAAGGCAAAATGAAAAACACAATGAAAGGAGGTGTATTTTTAGATAAAAGTCAATTTGGAAATCGTAGACAAGCATTAATGCATTTTATAGAAAATTCAGATATTAGAATATTGTCAAATAATACTATTTCTTGTATATCATTATTAGTTAAATTAAAAGATGGATCACCAACACCATTTAAAAGCATTCGTTTATCACAAGGATTAGGTAGAGATGTTAGACAAATATTATTGAAAATATTTCCAAGTGATAGTACTGCTAGCAAAGTTGTATGTACTGATATTCATTTAAGAGAAAGAGATAGAATAGAAATTGCAACAAGAAGATCTTTGGAAATGGAAGTAAGAACACAAATGGATATATATTTCAGAACATTGATGAGTGATGAAAATTTTTTTGATCCAATATGTCCATGTATTATTGATTTTGAATTTGATAGTCGTAATATAACTGTAGACAAAATTTTAGAAAAATTAGTTCCAAGAGATGATTCGCTACATAGATTAGCTCATGATAAATATCAAGTTATGTTGACAATGAATGCGGGAAGAAGACTAAGTGAAACAAGAGGAGAAATTTCAATAATAGCTATGGAATTTTTAGAAGGATTTACAGTTGGATATGATTCAATTCCTATTGATATAGATGCTCGTAATGCAGATCAAGAAAAATTGGCTGCGTTGGTTAAATATGAAATTGAAAAATTACACGATTTAGGTTATGCTCATGGTGATATTCATCTAGGTAATTTTATGACTAGTTTAACAAGTGAATATTTACAAGGAACTCAAAGTGAATCATCGGTAGATAAAGGCAGAGTATTATTAATAGATTTTGGTAGAACTCAGTATAAATATACTCAAAGAGGTTATGCAGCATATGGATATGATAGACTAAACATGTTTAATGCTGGATTAAGATATACAGATAAATATACTAATGAATATATAAAAAGTTCAGTTACAGCAAAATGTTTGGAGCGTAAAACTGCATTTATAGATAGAAATAGTTTAACTGCATATGATGGATTATTTAAAATTCGAAAATTAAATCATGAAGGATTTTTTACAAAAATTTTTAGAAGTATTTTTAAAAGAAACGAAGAAAATAGAGAAAAACTTAAACGAATGATTGAAGCTGCAAATAGAAAACCATCATCTTTAGGTGGAGAAAATAATAAGAATAATGAAAAATATGAAAATAATCACACTGAAAAATCTGAATTAATAATAATTGAAGAACATGGAAAATTATTAGAAGAATTATATGATGAAATAGATGAATTTAATAAAGAAGATTATAAAGAAGATTATTCATATTCAAAAGAAAAAACTAGTAAAGGAGGATCAATAAAATCAAAATCAAAATCAAAATCAAAATCAAAAACAAAAAAAATTACAAATCATAATTAATAGGGTTCTCTATTGATTCATGTAAAATAGTTACATCACGTTTCCTATTTTTATATGAATAATAAACACGCATAAAAAGAGCAATCGAGTCAAGTGCAAACAATGGTGCATAATTAATTATAAGTGCATTGTTAGCAGTTTTCAAGGCATAACCTAGTCCAAATCCAGTACCACCCAATGTAACTATTTTTTCAAATACATTATATATATTGGCATTTTTATTCGTATAATTTGCATAAAATTCTGGTATATAACAGACAAAATAAAAGAAAGTGGCAATATTCATCAAATATTCGCTATTCATATTTCATTATATTACACAATTTTTATTATTTATTATATTTGTACTTGTAATAAATATAATATTACAATATATAATGATTGGTGGAATAAGAAGAACGTCTAGGTATGTTTCAAATGATGATGCAATTGATTTTTTTTTAGAAAATAGTACATTTAGAATATTTACAAATAGTAGTATTTCGTGTATAACATTATTATATACATTAAATGATGGTATTATTTCTCCTTATGTACATGTACGTAGTTCTTTATTTAATAAACCAGTTAATAAATTATTGATTAAATTATTACCAACTAATAAAGATCCAACAATTGATGAACCAATTAAAAAAAATATTCAACTACGTGAAAGAAGATCATTAGAAATTTCTACACGAAAATCTATATTGAAAGAAGTTGTAATACAATCAACTATATATATGAGAACATTGGTTGATGAAGAAAGTTTTTTTGATCCTATATGTCCATGTATAGTAGATGTGAAAATTGGCATGTCATATGATATATTTGAAAGAAAAATCAATATTGCAAATATGAAAACTAGAACACATTATAGAAGAGTTAGAACATTGGATAAAGAAATTGAACAATTAAATATTACAATAACACCTGAATATAATTTTTCAATGATTGCTATGGAATATATGGACGGATTTGATACAGTAGAAAATATTTTTGAAGAAATTGATGAATATGAATTTAATACTTTTCGTAGAAATACAAGTGATTTAAATGTTGAATATCAAAAAATAAAAAAATTTATACAATATGAAATTAAAAGAATGCACGAATTAGGAATTATACACGGCGATTTACATGAAGGAAACATAATGTTTCATCGTAATTATTTATATTTTACCCAAGATGATACAATTACTGATTTGAAAGGAAGAGCATTAGTAATTGATTTTGGAAGATCAAAAATTTTGACACCAATTGAACAATATTATCCAGATTATATTGAACAAAAGGAGGAAGAATATCATATGTACGATAATACATATCATTATGATTGTGATGCATTATCAATTATTCGAAAACATATGACTATACCGTTAATTCAAAAATTGACACCTATTTTACAAAGAATTCAGCAAAATATGTATGATATACGTTCACAACATGATCAAAGTACTTTTATACAACATATGTTTTACAATATTTTCAAATTACATAATTTTATTATAAATAAATTATTTTCAAAAGGCATAGCTATAGAACAACCAGTTGCATTACCACAAATTGAAGATATTCCACCCAGTAGAGAACTAACTAATTTTAGATTACATTCAGTACAAAGTTCACTCTCATCACAAAGTTCACTCTCATCACGTGATTCGCTATCATCACGTGGTTCGCTATCATCACGTGGTTCGCTGTTAGATGAATCACGCTTACCAGCAATATGTACTTCAGAAACATGTGATTGTTATAATTTTCTAAAATCTATTCCATTATTTTCTTTTTTATTTCCAGATATAGAAAATAGCAGTAGTGGAGAAATTTATGGAGGAATTTATGGAGAAATTTATGGAGGAATTTATAAATTAAAAACTAAAAAAACAAAAAAAAATAGTGGTAAAACTAAAAAAACAAAAAAAATTGGTGGTAAAACTAAAAAAAATAAAATTAATAATCCTGAAATTAATTTACAAGAAATAAATATTAATAAATTATTGAATAATATTCATATTAATGAAATTCAAAATTTAATAAATTCTTATTTTGATTTTTTAAAAGAAAACTTTATTTTATTAAAAAATAATATAATTGAAGAATTAAAACAAGAATCCAAAAAACAAGAATCCAAAAAACAAGAATCCAAAAAACAAGAATCCAAAAAACAAGAATCCAAAAAACAAAAATCCAAAAAACAAAAATCAGAAAAACAAAAATCAAAAAAACAAAAATAAACTTTATTTATTATCCATTATATGAATTTTATCATGGCATTTCGAACAAACACTGCTCAAATTCGCCGGATGATTCTTATGAAAAGTCCCTATAAATCCCTCTGAATCTGCATCCTTCTGTGGCGACAAATGATGCGTCTCTTGTCCCATGACTTCCTTACATATTTCACATAATCCACGCACTTTCTTCGAATTATAACTCGATATTTTGGCAGCAGCCAATTCACTTTGTCCATCAAAATACCGGTTCCTGAACCCATAAGCCATCTCCAAAAAAGCAGTATCCAAATAAAGCGATTTGCATACTTCAAGTCCATACATCCGATTCCCCGCCCCATCTTTCAATTTCCTATCATATACCAAACAATCACGTTCTCTATCATAATGCACCGACATATGTTTCATCTGTAAGCAGTTTAATTCACGTATTTCATCCCATTTCGCTATTTCATGAAAATGTGTAGCAAATAAAAACGTCGATTTTCGCGAATGCAATGTAACCAACCCCGCCGAAAAAATACTCAAAGCCGATTCAGTCTCAGTACCAGAACACAACTCATCACCTAAAATCAAACTATTTTCATCCGCCATATTCAAAATCACACGCAATTCGCTCATTTCCACTGCAAATGTCGATAAATTCTTGAACAAATTATCGTTCCCCAAAATACGCGTATATATAGCAGTATAAGGCTTATAACAAAATTCACTACATGGTACATAAAATCCCGATTGTGCCATGATAATCGCTATTCCAATCGCACGAATAAAACTGGTTTTGCCAACAGCGTTTGTTCCGTATAATAATATTCCTGTAGGCACAATCCCCTTATCCATTGATTCGAATATCGACACATTTTTTGACATTGTCAAATCATTTGTAACATAAATTTCATTTGTTTGAATATGTTCAATGAGAACGTGACGTAATCCTTTGAATTCGAAAAAAGATTGCGGAGCAGAATTATCTATAACTGGCTTACAGTAATTATATTTCTTGGCTACGTATGCTTTGCATTGCAAAACGTCCAATTTCGCCACGAATTTGACGAATGATTGGCAATGATTGAACCAATCTTGTTCGAATGTGCCTAAGAAAACCAAATATGCCGCCGCAATTTCTTCGCTCATTCTTTCTTTGCATTTTTGTATAGTTTCGATGAGCCGTTTTAATTGTGGGAAATCGAGTTCTTCATTGGATGCAGTTGATTTACTTAATCGCACATCTTTTACAGGAATAATGAAATTGTCGGCAATATCCAGCGTCTTCGTTTTCATTTTTTCTAATACTGTCAATAATTGTTGACCGCGTTTTTTCGTTATAATAAGAGAGAACCCCATTTTTTCAGTTTCATGGATTTTCACGAAATCGGTTTCGCCCAAAATTTCATTGAAATGTCGATGCACTTTGTGAAATGTTGCCAATGATTCGCCGTATTCGGTAAAAATTGCGTCCAATTTGGGGGATATGCCAACAGAAATAATATTATGGTCGAATGATGTCATTGACGCAATTTGTGCGCATTTTTCGATATTGAGCGTGGTTTCAATGAATTGTCGGCATTTATTGAGATTTGATTTTATTGTCGCTTCTTCTTCGCCGAATAAATAAGTCGTTGCTTCGTCTATACAACAGAATTCATGTTGCAAAAGATCGCTTATCTCGCACAATGATTTATAAAACGAGTAAAATGTTTGTGGATATACTTTGCGCAAAATGAGTTGCCGCATTATTTTCTCCATATCGCATATTTTCCGCAGATTCTGGCGCAAATTGTCAAATGATCCTGTATGCACATTCTTGATAAATAGCGAGGTTGTCTCGTATTCTTTGTTGAGCCATTGTTCGTCAAATGTCGGCGATGTTATTTGCGCGTGATATTCGCGTTTTCCCATTGGCGTGCAGCAGCGGTTGAGCCAAGTATATATGGACGAAAGTTTGCCCATTTTTTTACCGTCATCTGACAAATCTTCTAGAACATTGAGTTGTTTCAAAGTATGATTTGCTAGAATCATGCGTGTCGACGTGTTTTTGAATAGGGGGATAGCGAGTCTTTTCGCCATATCAGGCGAATGTTCCTGTAAGAAATGGACGAGATATACGAATGCTTGTGTCGCAATTGTGTATGTAGAGAACTCTTGACATAATTGGAAGGATTCTGTGCCAAAAAGTGCCGACAGAACATGTTGAATATAGACCTGATTTTGGCAATTTTCTAGGATTTGGTTCTCTTTGTTAGAATTTTTTTCATCGGAAGTTTTTTTATCTTTCTTGAAATTATCGTCGTTAGAATAAATAATATGGAGAACCTGAGGTTTTATGCCTACAAGTTCATTTACTATTTTTTGGGTGGTAGGTTCATTGAACGCCGAAATTAATATGACTTCGCTGGGATTGTAGACGGATATATAGCGTTCTAATTCGTCGAATGTGGTTGTGTTGAGAAGGAATGGTGTTTCGTATTCGAATATGGATGTTTGTCCTGTGAAAATATGCGCATTTGCCATTCCGCAAATCATATGTTTCGTGCCCTTTATGGTCGCCGTTTCTAGCCAAATACACATCAAATTGTTGGATAGATGGTGGGTAGTTTGCTCCGATTCATATGGCAAATATGTGCCGGGAGAATAAACACCGGCGAATTCGCGCACAATCTTGCCGCCATTTGTGGCGTCTTTTTTTTGGACGAAAACGACGGCGGTTATTCCGTTTGCAGTCATTTTTTCCAGGTATTTGTCTAGGACATAGTCGCGAAACCCGGCCATTACAAGAACACCTGTTGGTGTTTGGCAGGATTTTTCGGCGATCATCAAATTGCATGTGCTTTTGAATAATTCAATACGGCTTTTGGTAATTTGTCCGGTTTTTGCGTGTTTATCGCCGTATACTTCGAAAAATGAGCCGACTTGCATAAGTACGATTGTATTTTGGCCATATATTTTCTGGTATTTTTCGGTATAATCAAAATATTGATTGTAAATAAGGTCTTCTTTTTGTGGTGGCATTATTGGTGGAGGTTCTCTATACATATAAACGAATATGTTTATATTTATTTTTGAATATAAAAATTTAATTATCAAATAATATATAATAAAACTAAAGAGTAGTTTAAATGTATAAACTACGTGATTGGATAGATATTAATAAATTAGATTGGAAAAACTTGTCATTTAATAAAAATACTGTTTTTTTATTAGAACAAAATTTAGATAAGATTAATTGGAATTCATTTATTCAAAACGAAAATCCAAATACAATACAAATTATTCAAAAAAATTTGCATAAAATAAATAAACATGATTTAGAATGGATTTCACATAATCCTAATGCAATTCACATTTTAGAAAAGAATCCTAGTATAATTAATTGGCAAATGTTATCATCTAATCCTAATGCAATTCATATTTTAGAGAAAAATCTTGATAAAATTAATTGGAGTTCTTTATCAATGAATGTAAATGCCATTCATTTATTAGAAAAAAATTTAGATAAAATAGAATGGATTTTTTTATCAAATAATATTAATGCCATTCCTATTTTAGAAAAAAATATTAGTAAAATTTGTTGGCAAACGTTATCATCTAATCCTAATGCAATTCATTTATTAGAAAAAAATTTAGATAAAGTGTATTGGCCAAATTTATCAAGGAATCCCAATGCAATTCCTATTTTAGAAAAGAATCTAGATAAAATTAATTGGGATTGTTTAATTGGTAATACTAATGCTATTCATTTAATAGAACAAAATTTAAATAGAATTAAATTACATTTATTATCTTATCATTCTAAAGCTAATCATATATTAAAAAAGAATATAAATGAAGTTGATTGGATTGCATTGTCATTAAATAGCATTGAAATGGATTTATTAAAGGATAATCAAGATAAAATTTATTGGTTGTCGCTTTCATACAATCCTTATATAGTTGAATTAGACTATAATGGATTAAAAGAAAGATGTCAAATTTATAAAGAAGAACTTATTCAAAGAACTATGCATCCGTCACGAATTCAAAAATATTTGGATCTAGGCATTGATTTGGAAAATTTAGATAATATTATATAAAAAATTAGTTTATAAATATTTTAATATAAAAAAGAGAACTAACATGGATAAAATTACAGATGAAATTGAACAATTGCAAAATAAAATTTTAGAATTAGAAAATTTGAAAAAACAAAAAGAAATAGATGAAGAAAATGCTAAAAAAGGTACATTTTATTATTATTTTGAGAATTTATTTGATTTTATTCAAATGAAAAATGATGTTGTTAATGAAGAAATAAATAGAAGAATTGGTCCAAAAGAAGAGAATCATATAAAGTATTCATCTCATATTACTGAAATTAAAAAAAAACATGGTGCTGAACTAGTTCCTGCATTAGAACATATTTATAATGCACTTGATATAATAAATAAAAGATTAACTAAATTAGAAAATTGATAATATAAATACAATATAAATAAAACATAACTAAAAATGGGAAATACAACCAACAAATCCGAATATTATGATAGTCATTATTTATCAATTAATAATGAAGAAATTCAAAATATAAGAAAGAATTATAAAGTCGTTGATGTTGATTGGTTGGATAGTATTTTGGTAAAATCCAAAATGTTCAACGACGATTATTTTGTAAAATCGCCAAATAAAAAAGAAGTTGTAAATAAAATGTTGAAACATTATCTGAATGACAAAGATTAATATGATACACATATTTATAAAATGACCGATTATCTTTGTAATGAAAGAGAACGTATCTGTATTTGTAATACTCATGCAGAAGATTTCAGAAAAATATATGAAGGAATAAATTATCGCAAAAGATACGAAATATATTAGTTGGTGTGAAAAAAATAAATGATAAATTTTACAGTTGATTTTTATTTTTTATTAAATTTTTATAAGTCATCTAATAAATCTATTGCTTTTTATAAGTCTCTGACTTTTCATATGTCTATTGCTTTTTTGACTTTTTATAAGTCTTTTACTTTTCATAACTTTTTTACTTTTCATGACTTTTTTACTTTTTTTATTATATTCATATAAATCTTTATAAATTTTTTCAAGTATTTCAATATTTTGTTTATTTCTATTTGAATATAAATAGTTTATTTTTTCCTGAATTTTTTCAATTATTTCATCTTTCAATAATTTCGAATCTATATTGCAAAAATTTGCCATCTTTTTAAAAAAATTTTCAGAACTATTCAATCTATTATTTTCTTCTTTAGGTGCATAACAATAAAAAGGTAATAATGACATATTCGGTTTTTCATCATTCTCCATTTGATAATCAGGTAAATATCTATTTCGTCCAGTTTCTCTAATAATATTCTTTGATTTTTCAAAATCTGAACAACAATATTCCATTGGAACTGGATCATGAAAAACAACTTCATTCATTAAATGATAACTAATAAGTTCAGTTTCAGATGACGGAATTTTAGAATTTTCTTTTATTTTTTCTACAGCATCTTTCAAATTCCAAGGAAAATATGTGTTATTTTCTGTTATGAATCCATTATTATCGCTTACATTAATATGATAATTGAATTGTTTGAGTAAATTTCTTGAAAATATCAAACAATTTCTACCTGGAAATATTTCTTCAGTCAAAATATTATCTTTCGTAATTAATGAAAAATATACGCCTGGAAATTGATCTGTTCCTTTATCTACAGGCGCAGGATTTAATTGTTTCCATAGAAAATTTCCATCAGAATCTTTATAATTTGATTTTGTTGTTATGTGTACTAAATAATAAATTTCTTCTGGTATTTCAATTATATTTTCCATTTATTATATAATAATATATTTATAATCATTCCAAATTTTTTCTTACAAATTATTACACAAAAACACAAACTACATTAACGAAAATCCACCTCATGTTTGCTATTTTTATGAAATATTGCATTATCATTATAAAAATATGTTTTGGCATTTTTCTCAAAACTTATTTTTTTCTCTAATGGATTTTCAAAACAAAAAAAACATAAATTACATGATTCGCTTTTATGTATTTTTTCATATTTTCTACTACTTTTCAAAATAGATTTTTGTTCTTGTGCTAACATGTATTATTATATATTTTACTATTTATACCAAATATTTGTATACACTTCTTAATAATTCCAAAGGCAAATTCCGTTTATCGAACAAATTTTTAAGCGCAAATTTATACATGATTTTCCTTTTTATCAAATTATGATCCTCTATTTCTTTCAAAATATGAAACAGCATAATAGCAGGTGACCAATTGTCCCCACATAAAAGACTGTCACAACATAAACATGTGGTGTTACAGTTCAGACAACTCACGCTCTTTTTCATTTCAACCGATTCTTCATAATACATGTCTTGTGGATTATTATACAAATAATAAATACGTTTTGGCATTTTTTTCAGAATAAACCTGTAATCTCGTCCATTAATTTTCAAAAATCGCGGCGGTTTGAAAGGATAATCTTGCAACAATGTCATAGTCAAACAATTGCCATTTGGTGTAACAAATTCAATATGAACATAATTACATTTATCTTTGCAATTGCAATCCTTATCTTCGCATCCATCCAAAATTAATAATTGATATTTTGGCATTTTTTCTTCAAGAAAATCTATTTCTTTTGCAAGACGTCTTTCTATAATTGATTTTGACATTTGCTGTTTGATTCTTTATATTATAAAGATTTTATATTTTTATTTTATCAATTTTATATTTTATAAATATTTGTATAAATTATAATGGATAGTATTCAATTAAAATATGGAAGATTAGAAAGTGTAGATCAAAATCATAAAATTCTACCGTTGACAAAGGAATTGTTAGATTATGCAATTGAAGATGTTAATAAAGAAAAAACATATATTTTTACTGAATTAGAAGGGTATGAAAGAAGAGTATCAGGAGGTTCAAATGATAAAATAAAAGGCATCTTTAACAAAGATAACAAAATACCACATTCATATATTGCAGTAATTGATCATAAATTATCTTTATTATTTGAACATGATAAAGTATTTTTTTGTAAAAATGTTGATACTGGAATTTTTGGTAAATATAGTTCAAAAGAACAATTATTTATATTTATTCCATCAGTTTCAAGTGATTTAACTTTAAGTAGATCTGAAAGAAAACGTCAAAGAAAAGAAATGGAAAAAGCTGAAAAGGAAAAAACAGCAAAATCAAAAGGAGGAAAAAAAAAGAAAAGGAGAAATAATAAAACGAGAAAAATAAAAAATTGACACACTTTTTTTGTCGATAGTAAATAATACTTATACCAGCCAACAACAAGCAATTAACAACCATGAACTCAACGACTCAATTCTCAAACTTTGATGCCGAGCTCCTATTAAATGGAGATTACTCCCAGCTTAAAAACTGGCAGCACGGTAAAGGTAATAGTATATACATTTCATGGGTTCCAGATGAAATGACAGAATATGTTGCTACCGATTTCTTTAATTATTTAGGTGAAATTGACCGCGTAGAATTTGCGCCGCTAAAGACTGGCAAGGGCCGCATGATGTTCGTGCATTTCAAGGAATGGTACATGTCAGCAACCGAGCGCCTCAACTTGATTGCAAAGACTTATCCAGCACCTCTTCATATGCCAATCAGCTTCAGCGACAAATACGGCAAGTTCAAGACATACGAACTGAAGTGCTCAGTGAATACGCGTCCGATCAAAAAGGTAGAGTACAACATCCATCAGCTAGCAGACATGTTTCAGCAATTGAAGCAGCAATCAGAAGATTCGCAAGAGCGAATGAACGAAGAGGTAGCTTTATTATATGACGAAATTAATCGTTTGAATACAGAGGTTCAGAGATTGAGAGACATAGTCGCTGCAAGAGAGGAAGACCATGAGGACGTAGACCGCGAAGACTTAGAAGCACAGATTCACCCGGAATATAGCGAACAGAAGTTGTCATCGTGCAGAAGAAATCTCCCTTTTGGACAGGGCGATAGACATATTTAAGGTAAGTCCATATTTTATTAGTTAGCGTGTATGTTTGAAACTTTACAAAAACTTTATAAAAACTTTATAAAAATTGTTTAAAACTTATTATAAAAACTATTATAAAAATTGTTTAAAACTGTATTTGTGACGAAAGCTCTGCAGTTAAGGTTCTTAAGAACCTTTTTTTTGCATTTTATATTAAAAATTTCACTAAAAATAAACAATATAAATATAATAGTTAGTTAATTTTATAATGGATAAAACTTATTCCCAACATGTAGAATGGCATAGTAATAATTGTGACATAACTCATAATTTAAATCATGATCTAAATGAAAATTCAATAGTTTTCGATATAGGAGGTTATACTGGTAAATGGACTTCTCAAATTAATGATAAATTCAGATCCAAAATTTTCATAATCGAACCAATTCTAGAATTTTATAGAGAACTTGAAAATAAATTTAACCATATAGAAAATATAAAATACAAGCAAGTAGGTATAGGTGTTAAAAATGAAACTTGTAAAATTAATTCAATAAATGGAGATGCAACACAAATAATACACTCTGATGATGGTGATATAACTATTCAATTAGAAACATTAGAAACTATAATGACTTTTTTCGATGTAAAAAATATTGATTTCCTTCAAATAAATATCGAAGGCGCAGAATACGATATTTTGGAAAATTGGATAGAAACAAAAATAATAGAAAAAATAAATACAATACAAATTCAATTTCATCAACTTTCATATATTCCAAATGTTGTAGAAAGACGCGATAAAATAAGGGAAAATTTGCAAAAATTAGGATATAAAGAAAAATTCAATTATCAATGGGTCTGGGAATGTTGGACAAAATAGAATAAAGTTCTCCATCGTCTCTCATTTTTTTTATATCAAACGGGTTTTTCTTTGTCAAAAAAACATTCGGATGATTTTCAACAATACGTTCACAATGCGATATATGATGAAAATCATTACTATTCAAAATACTTGCATCTCCGTAAATATAATATTGCGTTGTCTCATTTATATAAGGACTAATATCCCTATATTTTTCATCGATGTTCGATTTCATACGCAAAGTTTGTGGAATAAATGCTAACACATAATTTATATTGAGTAGAGAACCTAGTAAAATTGCAGCATAACCTCCAGATGAAATCCCCATAAAAATCACATTCTCATAATTCGCAATCTCATTTTTCAAATATTCCACTGTTTCATCAATATTCGTACTAATTCCTTGTATCCCCTTGTGATACAAATCCATTTTATCATCTATGTAAAAATGCCTATCCGTATCAGGAAAATGTTCCTCCAAAAATCGGACAAATTCAAATCTAGGTAATAAACCGAATTTTTTATTATGACTTCCAAACGTTACAATCAATGTTTTGGTTTGTTCTCTATTAGATAAATTACGCAAACAAGACCGATTCATATATATATATATATAATAATATATATGATATCTACAAATTCATTCTATAATTTCGTATCCATTAATACAATATTATATCTGTTAGCACTTTTCCAATATAATTTATATATTTGTATTAAACAATTTAATGGTTTATTAATTTATTTTGTCTTTGTTTCAAGAAATTATTTTCTAATAAATTTTGTTGAATATGGAACAAAACATAAACCTTTAATTCATAAAAGAGATTCTTTGAACTTGCTAACATATTATGATTTGCATTTTAATGTATGGAGAACCACGTTAATTGAAACTATCACGCATTTTTATATAGAATCATACATTATAAATAAAATAACTAATTCGACATTTATTTATGAAATCGCGTATTTTATTCCAGTTTCTTTTATTTTTGAAATAATATTCGATTTTTTCCACTATTTTGCTCACAGATTATTGCATCACAGATTATTATATAAATATGCGCATAAAATACATCATAAATTCGAAAATCCGATTGCAATAGCCACATTTTATCAAGATCCGGTCGATTTATTAATAACAAATTCATTTCCAACTATTTTGGCATTTTACTTAACATCTCATATCACATGCTTACAAATAACATTCATACAATACAATTTAATAATTGTATATAAATCGCTAATTGAAATAAGCGGGCATTGTGGAAGACGATTGTATCCAACAAGTTCTTTTACTCAATTTATATGGTTGCCAAAATTGACGGGAATTGAGTTATATACAGAAGACCATGATTTACATCATTCACAAAATAATTGTAATTATGGGAAGAGGTTCTCTTTTTGGGATAAAATTTTTGGGACATATAAAAGTCAGTGAAAAACTACTCCAATTTATTTTTGGACGATGGAATCAATATCATTATGTATAGAATACCCCAAATGTATTTTAGAATGTGTATTATTGTATTGATTGAAATTATATTTCATCATATATTTATAAAATAAAATTGTAAAAACGGCTTGATCTTGTCTATGATTTGAGCGATTAGATCCTTCCGGTGCTATACATTCTTTTATTTGAGAATAATTATAAAATTCAACTAATAAATCTTTTGCAAATTTTTTCTTTATATTAAATCCTATACATGCGCCATTCCTATTTTCTTTATCTGTCCATGTACATTTTAAATAATTGATAGTATCTGGATATGTCCAAGTTTCAATATTTCCAGAAGAAATTCCTGAAAAAACACCGTTGTCTAATAAAAATTTTTGTAGATTCATTAAATTATCTGTAATTAAGTTTCCTGAATCCATCCAAAGAATAATACTATTTTTATTTTTCAAATATTCATTGTATATAATTGTTGGTTTCCATGCATATTGTCCTGCTTCAATATTAATATTGAACCATTCTGGATATTTTGAATAATCGAAAATTTTGTATTTAATCGACGAATTATATTCTTTATATTTCAATTGCAAATTTTGCCAATTTTCTTTAGTTAATCCTAGATTATAGACAATAAGTTTATGTAATTTCAAAGGTTTGATACAGTACAATAAAAAACTGTCTATAAAATTAAGTAAAGATGAATAGTGATTGTCACTTGCACCTGTTAAAATTAACATATTTATATAAAGGTTCTCTTTTTTTTATATTTTTATTTATCCAATAAAAATCCAAGTTATATAAAGTTTATCCAAATGGTTCCTGGTTTTCTCCATATTTTTACTGTAAGCACTATAAATATCTTTCACGTGATAATATCTTCCAATATATCCAAAAAACATGATAAACAAAAAACTTACGATTAAACGCATGTTTATTGTTTGCGATAAAATTTTACCCGAAAAAATAAAGCTAGCTAAATTAAAAGTCACTGTATAAAGTATTGTATGAAATATAACAGATACGATAATCATACCTGCATTTTGTTTTAATACATTCAACAAAGATACTGTAGGGTCAGTTGTATTCAAATATAATTTTGTAAACATAATATATATATATATATATATGATTTTAGATAATTATTTGACATATGATGAAAAAGTCTATATATCTATTATTTGTGGTGCATTATGGATTTTTTTCCGAACATCAGATTGTTATAAAATGATTCCCAGATTACATTTATTTCCAGTGATTTTCGTATCTGTTTGGATTTATTTTAATTATTATGAACCATTATTTTTACCAATTGGTTTATTTGTATTAATATTTTATAAATTCGTACACCTTACATTCTAAACGCCCATTCTTTGTTTGGAATTGTCTTATCAATTTTCTGGAGAAAACCTTCTCCGCAAAAAAAATCACCACAAATTATTTTATAATTTGAAAAAAAATCATCGGTATTGAATTGTCGTGTATTTATTGTAAAATATTTGACATCATAATAACCAGATATTGTGTCGGATGTTTTAACCAAATAATCTGAAGGTTTAATATCAGAATATTTGATATAAATTTTATCTTTTTGTTTCAATAATTCAATATAATTTTCTGAATTATGCGTTATTTCAATATATGCCATATATTATATATTGAAATATGTTTATTATATTATGGGTTTTATTATCTAATAAAATAAAACAGGTTCTCCATTTTTATATAAAATACCTCCTTTATAATATTCATTCAGTGGTTCATATCCAGAATAGGCACAATTTGTTACAAATATTTCTACACGATCATATGGATTTTTACAACTAGCATTGATGGCTTGGTCCAAATGAAGATATATTTTTTGTTCGTGCCATGGTGACCCATCTTTTATGAATAAATAAATATATGTATAAGGTGATTTATCGCTCATTTATTAATATAATCGTTATTTTTTTATCTTCTTTACA